TTTACGCTCCATTTAGCCTTAGAATTAGCTATTAAACATTGGTATATACATTCTCTTAATTCCATTGGTTATTTATCCTTCCTTGTAATAAATAATTTTTTATACCATAAGAAAAACTCCGTTTCACGTTAGGTGGCCGCTTACGTATGGGCAATCAATACTTAGCTTTGGCCCAATTCTTGCAATGCCTTAACCATATGGTCATACCGAGGTCGAGGCCATACCGAAGTCGAGGCCATACCGAGGTCGAGGCCATACCGAGGCACCAAGGCACCAAGGCACCAAGCCTGGATGCCACAAGGTACCAGAGCATCAAAACACCGTTCCAGGACGTTTGCGAGGCACCAAGGCACCAAGCTTATAATGGCTTATATGTTTTCACGCCATGGTATATTAAGCCAAGCGCAAGTTCAGGCTTAATACACTGTAGATCGTCCTTTGATCCGTTGATCAAGCCTTTATTTTTCAATTCCTTCAGATCTTTACATATTATAGCATGTCTATCTTTACATGGATTGATCAAGTGATCCTCAATTCCACCGTATGAGTATCTTAATACCATATTGTCAGGTATAATATAAGCTTTACATAAGCTTATGGACTTGGTGTAACCATAAAACATGATGTTTGGGTTACACTCTGCCAAAGTAATCCATTTTTCTAAATATTCTGTACCATAGAAATCACCTGATGTATTCATGCGTACATGAGTACATCGAAGCCTATTAAGTTCATATTGTATTCTGTTAACAAATGATTTTTTCAATGATTCATTGTAGTTGTACCTTAATTTAGACTTGGTTTTTTTGAACGTAAACCTGAATTGCATGGCATAACATAGATGTTTACAATCTCCTGCACAAGGACAAGTCAATATTGGGGTTAGGCCAAATCCATAGATCCGGCATCTATGATACTCGGATGTATGCTTAAGCTTAGAATTCTGTGTTAATAGATTTTTCATGGCATACCTCGTTTGTTAAGCCCGGATGCCGCAAGGTACCAGAGCATCAAAACACCGTTCCAGGACGTTTGCGAGGCACCAAAGCACCAAGCCTGGATGCCACAAGGTACCAGAGCATCAAAACACCGTTCCAGGACGCCTGCAAGGCACCAAGGCACCAAGCCTGGATGCCACAAGGTACCAGAGCATCAAAACACCGTTCCAGGACGCCTGCAAGGCATTATAGCATCAAGTCTACAAGATCTTGTCAACACAATTAATACATACACGTTGATCTTTAATTAATACCTCAGCCATATTAGACTTACATACATCACAGTGTTTTTCTTGATCCTCATCGAGAAGAAGAGCTTGGATCGTTGAGCCCTCAACGACTTGATCGCACTCAGGACAGACGTCAATTCCGTCCTCACCAATTCTTCTTGTTTCTGATCCACAATATGGGCACAATGTTATATATTGGTTTTTCATGGTATACCTCAATTCTTGGGGCGATCCATAGATCGCCCCGATGTATATTAATTAGAGCGGGATGTATTCCTTGCCATTGAGCTTGATCGACTTGATCGTATCAAGGGATACCATACGATACCCCTTGGCTTGCATGTCGTAAACGGGCAAAAGACCCCTTGCCAATGGATCATATTTCAAGCCCTTGCCATTGCAGCAATACGTGACTCCAAGCCTACAATTCATTCTTCTTAACCGTCCATTTTTCTTGACAAATTCTACTGTAAAGATCTTGCCCTTGCTTGATCTTAATATATTAAGTATTTGTGTATACATGGTATTCTCCATTTTTCTTAGAGCGGCGGGTATTCCCGCCGCTCTGGTATTGTTTATCAAACAGCTTTAGGTATATAGCTCACAGCGAGATCCCATAAAGCTTGGTTAATCCTAAGATCCTCTTTACATGAGCGGATGGCCTTAACATTATTAAGCCGGTGAGTTAACACGTTTTCCTGAATACGGTTAAAAGTAGACCACAGAGATGCATTATTGTCTTGAATACGGTGATGTTTGTTAACAGTGTATGCATCAACGGTCTTAGGTGCCCGGTTGATCTCTGTCCAGCGTACTCGGATCGCCCGAATTCCCATGTTAAGCTGATCTTGAGGTTCAAGCTGAATTCCCTTCATTTTTTCAATCAATTCAGCTACTTGACTGAATCCTGTATTAAAATACTGTATAGCCTGCTTGATATGTTCGGCATTGCAGGTTAGATGCTTGAATTCCATTCCTGCTAACGTAGACCGGGAAACAACCAGCTGATTTGCGCAAACGCATTCATACATTCCTAATGTTGCTTCTAATACTTTAGTTCTATCATGGCTATTTGAGAGCACTATCTGTGGAACACGTTCACCGACTGTTAACAAACGGCCATAAAATCCCTGTTGTCCCTGTTGTAACCGTATGACGTGATGACCGGTTAATCCATGGCCCGTTTGCCGTGCTTGAACTGGCAACCAGCCCTGTTCGGCAAAGTGCTCTAATATGGCCTTGGTGCTAACAAAGTGATACCGTTTGGATACCCGATCCGTGGGTTTTTCCGCATATACAGCCGGACATTTTTCCTTTAACTCTTCATTATTTATTATTTTTAACATGGCTTATCTCCTTATTATTATTAGGTTTATACTGAAAAATGAACTCCGTATTTTTCTTTATGTAAGTTACAATATAGCTTTAAGAAATACGTATCCGTACATGTCCCGTCCAGAGATGCGTGCAATTGCTCTCTTAACTCATCATCCATGATGTATACACAGGCATTATAATATTCCCTTGCCATGGATTTATTAAGATCAAGCAACTTAACATATTCTGTATATGCATTTTTCATGTTATACCTCAATTCCCAAACAACCTAATTAAATAAATAAGCAATCCATATGCCAATTTGCAAGTATTGATTATTATTAGACTTTATATTTATTAGGCTTGAATATGATGTATAACAGGTATACAATAATAAGCTTAAATTGAAATATATGTATAAAATCAAGGGGTTAGGAAGATGTATAAGTTTTATGTAGTGTATTGAACGTATACATCAACATAATTAACATTTGGCATACTTCTTGAATATGGCATACTTTTTAATTGGTATGAATATTGCAATATATTAAGAATATGGAACTAGATATAATATAAGACTAGAACCATGCAAAAATCATACCAGGCTTATAAGTATGTGTTATCATTAAAGAATTAGACTGTAAAGAATTAGTACAGTGGGTTGTATAACTACATGATATTATTAAGAAAAGGGGGCTACCGACACTTAAAAAGAGTCCCCCCATAACCCCCCGGAGGTACTCAGACATTAAAAATAAAATTCAAGTTTTAGCATACCCTCTTTTTCATTTTTAAAAAAATTTTATTTTAACCTATTATCATATCTATAACTATTATTATAGGTTCATCTAATTATTATTTTATCTTTATTTTAATACCTTTTGTAAAATAGTTTAACCAATAAGACCCTTACTTGGAAATAATAAGTACCTTTAGAGTTTAATTTCCTCACCAATAGCTTATAATATTGCTTTAAATGCCTTGTAAAACAACGTTTAGCGCTTAGTTAATGCCTAACCCTACCTTACCTTAAAAGAACTGTTTATAGGTCATTTTAACCCTTTTGGTAGGCTTGAGAGTTACCTACTTTAGGTAAAGACTTAAAATTACAACTTTTTTATTATTATATATTTGACTTTAATTAGTAACTACGCTATAATATTAATATATTCTATTGAAGGAGGTTTATGGCGAAAATAAAACAACTATTAAAGGGCGGGCTGGCTGAAGGAAAAACCCTGGCTAGCTTTTCTAAGGCTGAACAAGCCCAGATTAAGGCCGGAACTAAAGTGGAAATGGAACATACTAACAATAAAAAAGTAGCTCAACGTATAGCTATGGACCATATTTCAGAGTATTCTAAGTATTATACTGCTTTGAAGAAAATGGAAGTTAAACTAAGTAAAACTAAAAAATAGATTCAAATATGCAAATAGTTACTCCTAATACTTTCTTTGGAACTAATAAATCAGTTACAATTAAAAGAATAATTGAATTTGATGGAATAGTTGCAACTAATATAACAGATCAATTTAATAAACTAGATATAGTTAAAATAACAATTTTTACTGTTATAACAGATGAAAAACTTCATGTATTTATAACTAAAAAGTTTAACGCTCATCTATATCTAATTATTGAAGAAAAAGAGCTAAATAGGTTATTTGTAGATATTAATAAAACTGCATTAAGTAAATTACTGTATTAATATCAAGTATATAAAATAAATTTAGGCACAAAAAGATCCTCAAAAACTTAACTTAGTATATACATAGTATATTAGTATATAAGTTAACTAAAAGAGCCAGCGCAATAAAGAGCGCTGGCGAAACACTCATACTAATAACATATAGTATATTTTTTAATTAAATTAGATGATCCGTTATATAAAGTATAATAAGGATATATACGTAGTTTTTGGTATATCTCAGGATAAGTTTAATAACTACTACTTTCATATTTTTGAATTAAATGAGATTAAACAATTAATTGCAACTAATTCATTAAATACAATTAATAATAGAATTTTAACTAATAACTTAGTTGCAGTTGATGATATAAATGTAAATGAAATCACCAATAAATCTAGATTAAATTTTATTAAAATGTTATATGAATAAAAATGATATCATAGATTATAATGATTCAGATACAGAAGAGTTAACAGAAGAAGATATAGAAAATATAGAATTTGAACAAGTATTTTACACATTATTAGCTGGAACAGAAAACTTAGAAATTATACCAATTCCTGATGAAGATGGGTTTGTTATAGATAATAAAGAACTTAAATTAATTCAAAATGAGTGTAGTATCAGAGGAATTAAATTATTATATAGAATATCTCATGGTAAAACGGCCACTATATTTGATCCGGTTTTATTAAAAATTGGGGTTGTTCCAGAATTTAACTTATTAGGTTTTTCTTGTTAAATATGCCTGTAAGGGAGACATGTTAATTAGTAAGTCGGGATTTACTAATATAATTAGCTCTTATGAGGTGTCCCGTGATTCTAAAATAATATAAGTGTTAAAAGTAGTCTTTTCTAAGAACTAGTAGTACTTATATAAATGAATCGGTTATACTTTACCTTAAAAGTACCTTTCTACAAAAAGTGGTCCTTGGGGGGCGTTAGTATCCGCTGCTAGCGCCCCCTATTATTCTTGAACGAGGAGAGAATGAATAACAGAATTATTTATACTTGTAAAAAATGTGGTTGGCAAGCTTCTATAACATCATTTTGGCCGGATTTTAAACCTAAACGATGTGCTAATAGAAAATGTAAAACTTCTTTTTTAAAGTTTCCTGAATTATTAAAAGCAGACAATCAAGGGGAAAAATAATGGCAAAAAAAGAAAAAGATTCTCCACTAGTCAATCCTACTTCTGATCCTTATGCTCATAGAAAGCATAGAGCCAAATATCAAGTTGGTTATGGAGCAGAAGGAGTAGCAAGAGGAAAAACTTCTGGTGATTTATCTTCCAAAGGACTATCTCCTAGAGAACAGTCGGAAGCAAAAGAAGATAAAGATAATAAACAACAGAAACTCCAATATAGCAAAACTAGACCAAATCCATATTAATATGAATGATTCTACTGACAATAAAGACCCAGAGCAACAAGAAGGCAATGAAAAGGTTTCTTTAAAGCTTATTAAAACTAATGAAGTTAAGAAGCTAGCGCTAGAGAACCCTAGATGGACTCCTATACAAGATTTAATGCAAGAAATCGTTGCTACATATACTGTTATAAATCCCAATGAAATTCCTTCTATAACTAATCTTAGAAAACAATTAATAGAAGAAATTAATAAGAAGTATATAGAAGATGAAGATACAAAAAAATTAATGTTAGGGAATGTTCCTTCATTAACAGCTATTTGTAAATGGTTCAAAAATAAAGATTTTAATGATGCTATTTGGGAAAAAATTAAAAGTTCTGGATTATTTACTAAAGAACGTAGGGTCGTAATGATTAACTCCTTATTTAACAGAGGTACTCAAAAAGATACTGCTGCCGCAAAAATTTGGTTGCAATTAAGTGGAGACTTAAAAGAAGATAGTACTAGTAAAGATAAAACTATTGAAACTTTTAGAGAAATCAATAAGATTCTTCATAAAAAAGAAAGTAGTTAATGACAGTTCCTATTGAATATAATACTGATGGGAAGCCATTAAGAATTCATGAATTGAATATAGAAGCTTTAGCTAAATGGCTTAATGAAAGAAAAGTACGAACAACTCAAGGCAAACTAATTCAACCTCTACATTCGGGACATTTAGAGGTAATTAATGATCCTGCCCGATTTAAAGTTTTAGCCTGTGGAAGACGTTGGGGAAAAACTTTAATAGCAGATTTAATGGCGTTAGCCGTTTTAATGCAAGTTAATCGTAGAGTAATGATTGTTGGTCCTGATTATTCATTAGCAGAAAAAGTTTTTAGAGAATTATATAGTACTTTAGTTTTACAATTAAAACTTATAAATCCAGGAGTATCGGGTAGAGCTAGATATCAAAAAGGTGATTTTTATTTAGAAACCCCATGGGGATCAGTTTTAGAAGCCAAATCAATGGAGAATCCTGATAGTTTAGTAGGAGATGCATTAGATTTGGTTATAGTAGATGAAGCGGCAATTGAACCTAAATTAGAAGATATTTGGGCACAAATGCTTCAACCTACTTTAATGGATAAAGAAGGAAGCGCAGTTTTTATCAGTACTCCAAGAGGAAAGAATTCCTTTTTTAAACTTTATTTATTTGGACTAAATGGAATAAGGCAAAGGTTAGGAAAATCTCCTATTTCTATAGATCCTGAGACTGGTATTTCTAATGATATGCGAGAATGGGCTTCGTTTCAAAGAACTAGTTACGATAATCCCTTATTAGCTGCTTCCCCTGAAAAATCCAAAGAAGAAATTGATTCTGCTTATAGAAGAGCTATTTTATCAGGTAAATTACAGAAGTTTAAACAAGAATATTTGGCTGATTTTGAATCAGTATCAGATTTATGTTTTCCGGGTTTTGTAATAGAAAAAGATAATAAGCATGAATTTGCTAATGTAATTGATTATATTTGGCATCCTGATGAGGGGCCAATTTATACGTCTTGTGATCATAATTACGCTAAACCAGCATCAACGTTATTTGCTCAATTAAATAAATTTAATGATTTAGTTGTATTTGATGAAAGATTTTCAAAGCGGCATACATCATTTATGCAAGCACAGCAAATACTTGATAAAGAAAAAGAATTAACCAAAGTTGCGTATGAAATTTGGAAAAAAGAAGGAAGACCATTAGAAACTAGAAAGCCCATTCATTTTTTTGAAATTATAGCTGATATCAGTGGAAAGCAAGATCAATTAAATGGAAGAACTGCCTGGGATGATTTTGAGACAATTTTGAAAAGAAGACCCGTTGGTTTAAGACAGGATAGGGCTATTGGTTGCGATATGATTAGATTATGGTGCCAATTTCCTAAATTTGATGAAAAAGGAAGACCAATACTAACGGAAACTAGAGATTCGGCAACTTATCCAAAATTATTTGTAACTAGTAATTGTGTAAATTTAATCTACGCTTTACAAACTGCTTCCTTTAAAAAAACGAAAGCTGGCGGATTAAAAGAAGATTATGAAGAAACAGCTGAAGGGTATGAGGGATTATTGGATGCTTTAAGATATTTAATGGTGTATTTATTTCATGATACGGGCCAACATATAACTGTTTTAGATGGTGTTATAAATTAGTATGCTTCCTTTAATTTATAAGTATAATGGTAAATTTTTTATAGATAAAACTCAACTATCAGTTAAAGTTAATAAAGATGATATTTGTAATGATTTATATTTAGCCATTTATAGTGAATTTTTAGGAGCGGCAGAAAATCCCTTATATAGGGAGTTAACTTTTATGGAAAAAATGCAAAAAGTTAACGATTTTGCCCATGAATGGCTAAGACAAAGAGGTTTAGAATAATGGCAAGAGTTATTGCAAAAGGCAAAAATAGTAAAAAGCAACAAGGAAAAGGGGTTAGTGGATCTAGTATGTCTGCTACTAACGTATTTCCAGAAATGAGAAGTGTTAGTAGAGGTTTAGGAACTTCATATGCTTTTGCGGTAGACAAACTTATTGATGAAGCCCCTAAAATGAAAGGTAGTAAGACTGGCTTTTTAGGAAGAAAAACAGAATACTTGGATGCCGCAGAATATGGTAAACATTCTCTGTTGCCTAAAGATTTTGTTCCTAAGAAAAAATCAAATGAGTAAAAAAGACGATAAACCTAATTATTTATGGGGTTCTTCTGGAGATCAGGAAGTTAGTATTACTATGGGTAGTACTGCTCAAGCCACAGATCCTTTTAGAAGGCGTGAAAAAATGGACGAAAAAAAAGTTAAAAAGCAAGTTGCTGATAAACCTGAAGACTTTTTAAAACATCCAAGGGTTAAGGCCATAAAACAACATAAATTAGTGAATGATATGGCTTATTTTCTTCATCACCCTCAGATGGGCGCTAAAGGTCAAAAAATGCCCCCTAAAAAACCAAAAGGGTAATTTTTAGTTTATTGGCTTATTAAAGTACTTTAATCAAGGAGTATAACAATGGCAGTAGTTGGAAAACACACAGCTGGCAAAGTTACGGAAGAGTCAGTACCAAGTCTTAAATCTCGTGGTTATAAAAATCCTATGCCGCAAGATGAAAAACTAAGTGTTGGCTATCCTAATATGGCTAGCGATAACGACAAACCTGGAAAGAAAGAAACTCCGCCTATGTCCGGCAAGAAAGAGCCAGGTAAGATGTAAGAATTTATAGGGGAGGCTTAATACTCCCCTATTTTACTAATATTAGTAGAGCTAATATGCGTAAATATAGTCTAAATGAGGCAATATTTGAGAATATTGACTCTGAAGAAATTAGAGGTAATATTGGCTTTTAATTTAGGCATAAGTAATCATCCTATCAGTAGATTAGGTGGTTTATCGTCTATAGGAGTATATCTTTATGAAGATATCTATTATAGACAATGGATTACGGAGATTGCTTTAGCGTACTACGAGGGTTAAATATAATCGGCTCTCGTTAAATTCCGTTAATTGCTGGAACAGATATAAAAACATATCTCAATCAGCAGCCAAGTTATAATGGAAACATTATAAAAAGGTTCAGAGACTAGTAAGCATACTATTATATAAAAGAAAGGGAAACCTTTAGTGAATAATTTAAGTAGTTCCGAATTGGATGGATTTATTATAGGAACTTTATTAGGGGATTCATCTGTAATTCAAAGTAAACAAACACATAATGCATATTTTAGATGTAGTCATTGCAAAGAACAAAAACAATTAATTGAACTAAAACAAAAGATACTTAATCAAGTTTATCCTGTAACAGCAAAAATTATTCATGACAAACGAGGAAGTTATCAATTATATACAAATAGGCTACAATATTTTACAAAAATTCGTCAAAATTTGTATCCTAATGGAATTAAAATTATTTCAAATAAGATATTAAATAAATTAACGCCCTTAGGATTGGCCGTATGGTACATGGATGACGGAGGATTGTGTTTACAAACAGATCCAAAAGACAGAAAAAAGATAAAATCAAGGCGAGCACGAATTTGGAGTTTATCTTTTACGTATGATGAACACTTATTAATTAAGCAGTATTTTAAGTCTGTTTGGAATATAGATGTTAAAATATATAAAATTTGGAAAATTGGCGGATTAAAATACTATTTAGAATTTAATTCGCATAATTTTTTAAAGTTTAGAGAAATTATTAAGGATTTTATTATTCCTTGTATGTTGTATAAAATTGATTTAAAATATGATAGTAGATATCCTACGTTATATAAAATATATAATATGGATAACCTTACCGAGAAAGCGGAACAACTTATAAAATAGTTGAAGATATAGTCCAAAAGCGACAAGATGAGTTTGTTTGGCTTGATTTAGTACGCCAATTTCGTAATCCTGAAAAACAACAAATCATTCCTATTAATCTTACTAAAGAGATAATTGATGAGACATCTATACTCTATAGAGAAGATCCTATACATATTATTACTAATAGTGAAGGAAAACATCTTCCAGAAGATCAGAAGTTATGGGAAGAAATTCAACGTCATAGTAGATATAATATGTTTATGGATAAGTTGGATAGATGGACTCGTTTATTAGGTACTTTATTAGTTAAAGTTAGCTTTGTAGATCCTAATACTGGTAATTTAGTTCAAACTGGAGAGGGTGGTCAGGTACAATTAGATATGTTACATGGGGGAGTGTATGATTTAAAGCATGGAGCTTCTCCATATTATATTACCGAGTTATTAATAGGATTTGGAACCAAATTTGGAGGTTTTGCAGGTAGTGGTAGCCAAATGGTGGGAGGTTCTCTTACAGGTAAATTGCCAGGGCCATCAGATTTAGGGCAGGCATCAATTGAATTAAAACAATCAGTAGTAAATCCAGGTAGACTAGGAAGTATTAATAGAATTTACTGGAGTCCACAATATCATTCTATGGAAGATGGAGATGGACGAAAGTACGAAACTAAAAATCCTTATGGGGTAATCCCGGCTATTCCATTTTTCAATCAAGATCCAGCACATTATTATTTTTTACCTATAGATGAACCACTTATATATGCCAATCATACTGTTAATATGCGAATGACTGATTTGAATCATATTGCAAAATTTCAGTCGTTTGGTATACCTGTTTTAAGTGGAGTAGAAAGACCAACGTCTTTAAGACAAGGTAGACCCGTTGATGATTTTAATATTTTAAGAGGCGGTTCTGCTCAATCTAAATTTGGAGGTATTGGGGGGATTAGTGGATTTGCGGCTGGAGGAGCTTTTAGAACATTTGATGCAGGATTAGGTATATTTCGAGATGGAAACGCTGATGCAGCGGCTTTAGGAATGAGTATAGGTCCTGATACTGCTATCGCAGTAGGAGAAAAGGGAGATTTTAAATTTGCTCATCCAAGCGCTGATATTAAAGGTCTAATCAATGTTATAGAAAGTATGACTGATATGGTCCGAATTAACCACGGCTTAAGACCTAAATATAAAGAATCTTTACCAGCATCTGGTTTTGCTATGATGATGGAAAAAATTGGAGTAATTGAAGATAATATTAGAAGAGCTAAAATATTTAAAGAAAGAGAGCAACAGTTGTTTCATATTGTTAAACAATTGTGGAATGCTCATCATACTAAATCAGGAGAGAAAAAGTTTTCTCAAGAGGCTAAATTAGAAGTCACTTATGTTCAGCCTAAATTTCCAGTTGATCCTAAGACAAATATCGAAACTTTAGCTATGGAAAATAAACTTCTTAATCAAGGAGATAGAAGCACATTCAAAAAATTACATGATCATCTTAGCGAAACAGATATTGAAAAAATGTTGAAATCTCGTAGAAGTGATATAATGGAACAAGCTAAGTTTGATGCAAAAGTAGAAGTAGAAAAGGCAAAAATTCTTGCTCAAGTTCCTATGGATTTTAAATCTAAGCAATCTTCAGCGGCTACCTCTGGCGGCGCATCTTTATCAGACAAATCTGATGTTGAAATTACTGGATCAAAGCAAGATAACAAAGTTAAACACGCTGAAGATAGTTCAAAACAACCAGAGAAAAATGGAGATCCTAGAGGTAAAATTAAAAGAAAAGAAGTTCGTTCCTAATAAAACGAGGAGCATTTAATGGGAACTAATAAGCAAGTATATGTAGTATTGATTTTGAGAAGAGATCTTAATCATATTACAGTTTTAGAAACTGAAAATTATGATAGCGCATTTGAATTGTGGACAAGTTTAAAAGATAAATGGCCAGAAAAATTAAAAGAACAAAAACCGTTTGAACTTACAAAACCAATTGTATCAGCGTTTGATCCTGGATTAATATCTGAAATTAAGATTGAAACATATACAATTCAAGAAAGTGTGGCTCATAATCCATATACACAAGAAATGCAAAAAAACGGACTATCTAGTACATTAAGTAAACTTAAAACCTCTGATTTATTAGATCGAGGTTATAAAATAGATTGATAAAACAAGTTCTTCAACTAGAAGAGCTAGATTGGAGTAAATATGGCAGATTTAATAGATACATTGGGAGCAAAATCTCAAGAAACTAAATCATCAGAAATTATTACTAATGTTCCTAAAGTTAGTACTAAAAAAATAACTGAAGATAATGATTTAATTGCCAAAGTTGGTACGAAAGGGGAGATAAGTACTGATTTAAAAACAATAAAATCAGATGAGACTAAACCCCAATTATCTTCCAGTGAGGATGAGCCTTCTGGAACAGACGGCGTAAAAGATCCTGATAGTTGGACCAAAGATAGCGCATTAAAAGAAATTAAACGCCTCAGAGAGGAAAATAAAACATACAGGGTTAAATACGCAGAAAAGGTCGATTCATTAAAAGCAGAAATGGACAAGAGGTTATCTGCTAAAGAATCAGAGCTTCAAGAATCATTAAAAACTAAAAAAGAATTAGATGATTTAAAAGCTAGGGAACTTGATAAAGAAAGAAATTTGAGTGAAAAATTAGCTAATAGGGAAGCCTTATTGGCGGAATTAAAAACCAAATTTGAAGCTAACGAAAAAATTTATAATGAGAAAGTAACTAATTTACAATCAGAACTTTCTAGACATCAAGTTGAAGTCGAAGCTCAAAAAGAAATATATAAACAAAGACTGCAACAAAAACTTGAATCTGTTCCAGAAAAATTCAAGGATATTGCAGCCTTGATTGTAAAAGGTGCGGGTGATCCTAGAGATGCTTTAACTGCGATAGAAGAGGCAGATCTTAGAGGAGTTTTTGAGGATAAAACAGTAGTCGTTAATCATAGTGTTCCGGGCGCTTCTCAGGGAGCACGGGCTAGTAAAGAGAAACTAGAAAATATTGAAAGAGAAGAAAGAAATAAAATGACTTCTGCTCAAAAAATTAAAGCGGCTCTTAAAGGACTTCCAAAGTCTGGAAGATCTATAGTTTAACTTTTTACACTTACATAAAACATTAAGGAGAATTAATCAATGGCTCAAGTAATTTCATTAGCTGATGCTGCAACATTGAGTAATAATTTGCTAGTAGAAGGTATCATAGCTGATATTATATCAGTTGACGAGTGGTTTCGATATCTTCCCTTTGTAGTTTTTGAAGGTCTAGCTTATACATTTACTCGTGAGGCTACTTTGGCAGCGGCAGATTTCGCTTCTCCTGGTACAAGTCTTAATCAGACAAAATATCAGGCGGGGGCTACGTTTACATCAGTAAACGTTAATTTAGCCGCAATTATTGCTGAAATCATTATAGATGGTCAAGTTGAGGACCAACTTAGTGAATCAAATGATCAGCTACAAGTTCAAATTTCCTCAAAAGCAAAACAAATTGCTCGTCAGTATATGAATGCGGTGGTTAATGCTAAAAGAGTTAGTGGACCACTAGTTCAGAG